CCCTCATCGGAGCCCGACTTGCATCTCTATTTCTAGAGAGCGGTTAATACCCGCCTAAGAGACGGATATCGAGGTGATTAGATCAGCATTATGCTGTTTTAATACTTACTATCCTAATTATCCGATTGGTAATACCAATGATGAATCTTAAAATAAAGAATAAACTTATAACGCACCCAAAATCAAAAGATATTGGGCAAGTTAAGGGTTTTATCTCTATTGTTAAGAAATGGTCTAATATCCTTAAGGATATTTTGCCTTCTTTCAACATTGATATTTCAGATAATTTGTTTAAAATCATCAAGGAAAAGTATCTTAACCTACTTAACAGTAACGGTCTGACCTTTACTATTAACTATTTTAAGACAACTCGCCTTGCTGTTTTTCAATACGTAGCATCTAACCCTTGTGAGACTTTACCTCAATTAAGTTTAACAAAAGATGGTATTCCAGCTTGATTACAAGATTGAATTCCTAGTCTTCGTAGTCGTGATCAATTACACATAAAGGTTTTGTTGAGCCTTCTCTTTATTGGGAGGCTTTACTCAAATTTAGGTGTCCTTGATACTTCTACTATTACTAAGAAAACAATTGTCAATGATAATATCACTGACACTGAAATCTCAGATTTTATTAATCCTCTATTTGAAGGAAAAGTTGAAGGATGAAATGTACCTGAATTCACTATTAGATCCTCAGCAGGTCCTTCTGGACCTGCCATGGTTTCTATTCTTCATGAAGCTCATTGTTTACCATTAGATTTGATCAAATCTTTTAAAGATTTTATTAAAAATGATGATAATGATGTTTTCCATGAATTGAGTGAAATTAGGTCTCATGACATTGATTCTGAGTTTTTATTAACTACCGGTGAAACACCTAAATCTAATTCTTTTAGGAGAATTACTGTTGTAGAAGATAAAGAACTTAAGAATCGTGTAATCGCTATATTTGATTATTGATCACAATTGGTTTTAAAGCCTTTCCATACTCTCGTGATGGGAGTATTGGGAACTATAAAAGCAGATTGTACTTTTAATCAGATGTCATATAAGGAAAAGTTGAAAACTGGACCTTATTATTCTTTTGACCTTAAAGCAGCTACTGATCTTATGCCTGTTTCTTTACAGGAAAGAATAGTTTCTGCAATATTGTCTCCAGAACAAGCTTGTGCTTGGAAGCATATCATGGTTGGTTACCCTTTTGACACAACTAATGGAAAAATTAGTTATGCAACTGGTCAACCTATGGGTGCTTATTCAAGCTGAGCTATGATGTCACTATGTCATCACTTGATTGTCCATGTTGCCGCAAAACGTATTAACGTTGAGCCTCAATATGTTCTTTTAGGTGATGATATAGTAATCACTGGTCATGAGTTAGCCTCTTCGTATAGGAGTATTATCGAATCTTTAGGTATGGAAATTAAC